ACGCCGTCTTCGACGTCTACTCCCTTCGACTCGTCGATGAGGCGCATGAGGTCTGATGATCTCTTCTGTGACGCGATGCGAGACAGTACTGTCGAGCGATGTGTTGACACATTCGTCGATCCATGCATGAGATAGTTGATCAGTGTCGTGCCGTTGGCAGTACCGGCGCCGCAGCCGCCGTGCTCAATTCGACCAGGCGTAGATCGACGGCCAGTCCGGAAGGCTCCACGACTAGCAGTCCGACCAGCCAGAGAGCGGACCAGCCGATGTGTACGCTGATAGCCATTCGGTGTTCGTCCCCTGGAGATGTCAACGAGAGTATCAACTACGGAGAAGCCTCTTTCTCCATCGAGACTTCGGACTCCACTTGCTTCGCCGATGCGATACACAGGTCTTGCGACTAGTGCATCGCGATCTGGATGCTTGTGCACGAATCGTTCGCAGAAGACGCCGTAGGGTCCATGAAATGACTTCTTCACGTTCGGTACGATATGAATTGATCGAAGGCATGCCTCGTATCGCTTAACGCGTTTGCTACTCCAGTAGCCGATGAGATCGTCGCCGTTGACAGAGAACGTACCTGGATCTGCACCGGCTTCGCTAGCTGCAAAGTCATTCATCAGAGACATGATGAACCAGCTTGGTCCGAGGCCCATACTAGCACCACAAGTTAGCCTCTTGCCCTCGCAGCGAGCCGGCTGCCCTGCGTCGTCGTAGAATGTGTTCAGCGGGAACTTGTCGCCTTCATCTGTTTCTACTGGATCTGCGTATACGACCATGTGGCCGACGATTCCAGGGACAGCGCGGATCATCCAGTCCGGTGCCCCCGTGCTCTTGAGTGCGCGGATCAGTACGGCCGATGCCGTCTCATTGCTGATTTCGTCTGTGCCTTTCTTCCAGTCGGCAGAATAGGCTGCTGGGTTGCTGCCACTCGGATTCAGTATCACAGTCTGATTACGCAGTATGTCCTTGTTCGTACGGACGTGCTTGAGTCTCGGCGTCAGCCATGAGGTCACTGCCTTTGCAGCCAAGACTACGTGCGGCTCATGAATGGTTGCGAGTCGACCCTTACCGACCGGATTCTGGAAGTTCTTAAGGATGACTTTAGACGGGTTTTCGTCTGTGTGCCTTGCTGTGCGACGGCACGCTTCATGGGCGATCGCTAGAGGTGAGAACTTCAGGACACTTAGGTCGACGAGCAGAGGCGCTGTGTGCACTAATTCCGGGTCAAGAAGCAGATTGTTTCTGATCGTCTCGCCTGGACGCGCGTCGCAGATTCGTGCGAGTTGCTCGTAGAGGTATGATCGCAATCGAACATACGCTTGCAACGGCGGGAGCCACTCGGCTCCTGGATCAGAATCATCGACCTCTGACACTGACGGATGAGTAGCGAAGCCGAGCTCAGATAGCAGCCGAATTGACTTCGACAAGTTTGGCATGCCGGGGTGAGGTGTTGGCTCAAAGACGCTCATCGGGTCGTAGTACAGGCCCGTCTGACCATCATACAGCCATTCTTCACTCTGGATGTCGCCAATGTCATCGTCCCAGAGGTTTCGGTTGTCGCTCCAGATATCGCCGCCGTTCCAGACGGCAGTCCACTCTTCACTGCTCAGGTCTGAGGTGGCCTCGACCATAAGCACGCGGGTGAGCAGCGCACTGGAGGTCGTACGGAGATTCTGGCTCGTAGGTATCTTGAATGACGGCTTGACGAGTCGATCCAGGCGTATGCACGCACGCGCGACGCCAGATAGGAGCACAAGGCGCTTCCGTGCGATGAGCATCTTTGCGGCCTTCCACGTATTCAGCGGCCGGCGACCGTCAGCCGTTTCCCACTCGTGAACTGCTCCTACTTGGCCGCCGTCTCGCGTGGCATGACCGAAGCACGACTTGAATGCCGCGCCCGGCAGCTGCATGTCCCTGCCGCTGGTACGCTCGCAGATACGATCTACGAAGTCTAACAAACGGCCCATGACTGCAGGGCGCACAGGCTCGCGCGGTTTCGTTATCCGGGCGTAAGCCTCGACGATAGCGGTGCCCTTCTCGTGGACACTTGCAGTACGACCCCATGCGCGCTCTACGCCGCTTGCGAGGAATAAGGCGCTAGGCTGCACGCCTCGGCCGAAGGTCCTGCGAGCGCGCTCGCGACGGGCAGCACTGTACGTAGAACACTTGAACGGTTCGGTGACATGTCGGGTATTGCCGGTTGCTTTCTGCCGCCGATCTAGACACCAGTCACCGACGACGCTGGCGCCACCGAGTACGATAGCCCAGACCTGGTCCAATGCCTGACGCGTGGCTCTAAGTCCTTCGGGAGACGGGTCGCCGACCCGGATACGACCGAAGCTGAGCTCGTAAGCAGTAAACCAGGCATCCTGATTAAGCAGGATCTCGGTGAAGTTCTTGTAGGGAGTCGGACGGTCTGACACGACGCGCGTACGCTCGTGCGAGAAGCCTCGGTGTTCAGGCTCTGCATTGGTCAGGCCCGTTGCCACCGGAGAGTCCGCCCACTTGGACAGATGCTCGATAGAGATTGGAGAGTTTCGCATGATTCTACGATTGCGGGTCCGTCGACCCGATTCCCTCTGTCCGACTTTGTCAGACACGAATGGATATAGCCGTCGACCTACTGCGCATCGTAACCTTGACTCATGCATCTTGCTCTTCTTATTCTTTCTCCCCCCACCCCCAACAATTCTTGCCTTAGCGGGCTGCGGCGCACTCCTTGTGAAAGCAAGGTCATGCAATGCAGCCAGTCTCTGGTACGTTCGTGTGTTTGTAACGTAGTTACAGACACGATCGCCATCCAGTAATTCACGGATGGACCGGAC